TTACCCATCGGAGCGGGACAGGAGCTTTTCTCTGAACTTGCAGTGGTCACTATATAACCACCTCGCTCTGCCGTGGATGAGTTTGGCTTTGGGGAGATCGCCGGACTTAATCCGGTCGTAAATGAAGGTTTTTCCAAAGCCAGTATCCGCCATGATGAATTTCAGATCAACAAGGCTATCTGGTTGCATCTCATGTTTCATCTTCCACCTCTCGTTACAGCCAAATGCTTACCACGTTCTTCAAACTCTTCCTGACAGTCAGCGCAGCGCTGACAGCCCGCCACCAGTTCCCGGCGCCGCTCGGGTATCTCTTCCCCGCAGTCGCGGCAGTGAGTAGCTGAAACTGCGTTATGGTTGATGCGCATGTTCTGGATGGTCATTTCCAGCCGGCGCTCTGCCAGCTCGTTGGCCTGATCGATGATTTCTGGCATGTCAGCGCTCCTTTATCTTTCCGTTCAAAATACCTATCTCCACATAGAGATGGCTTGGCGTTAACCCAAGCTGCCTTATCAGCGGCATGCATCCGTTGAGGATCGGTCGTGATATCTCGTCGCAACTTAAAGCGGGAGATGACCGCCGTTTTGCCTTAACCTCATCGTTAGCCCTGCGCGCGATGCTTCTGAGCGCATTTTTCTTTTCTTCTGGTGTCATGCTGCCTCCCACTTCTTGTTGAGATGGGGTGCATTCGAAAGGAAAACCGCCCTTGCAAATCCAAGAGGCGTTGCGCTGCGAATGTTGGCGCGCTCGTCGCTGGGTGGGCATTCGTGAATACGGTTGTCCGGGTACCAGTCAGTCACCAATCCGGCAAAGGACGTTCCGGATATGGACTCGATCGCCTTTTTCTTCGGCATCATGCGGCCGCAGGCCAGCTTCACGGCGTCGATAGCCGCTTCAACCATCGGGTGCATATTCTCTGCCGGCGCCTTGAAGCCGTTACCCGTCCAGAGGCATGTCTGCTTCGTGTAGTTGTCATCCGCGCACAGCCCAGTGAACTGGTACGGATGGAACGTGTAATCGGCCGAGCCGAAGATGCTACTGAACACGCTCACCGGGTTTTCGAATGCCCACGGGCAGCCAGCCGCCAAGCCAACCATCCGGCATTGCTCAGCGACCAGCGCGGCCTTGCCCTGGAAATGCGGGTCTTTGGCGCGCTTGGACTCGAACCAGCGGGACCCGGAAACAGCCACGTCCGTGCATGGTGGGAAGCCGATGACGATGACGACGTTTTCAGAGCGGATAATCTGAGATAGCCTCGGCATCGCCTCAAGGATGGTTGCCGATATGCGCTCAACAGGACCGTCGATCGAAGTTTCAGGGTGCTGCGGGTCCACCAGGACGGCGCGATAACCTGCTTCGACCCATGGCTCAGCCATGACGCCAGTGATATCGCACAGGCAGATAATGGTTCCCTTGCTCATGCTGCCTCCGTCTTAACAACGTCGATGGCGCATCCAGGTATCAGCTCAACTGAAGCGGTGGCGCACTGGTTGCCCCAGTGACTCCAGCCTGGCGCAGCGCTGCGGCTGAAAAGCTCAATCCGTGGCACTTCGCCGTAGAGCAGCCCCAGGCGGTGGCGAACTTCCCACGGTTTCTCGCTGTGAGCGCCGAGGGGGCTGTAGACCACCTGCTTAATGCCGGCGTGCTTGCGTTCCAGCCCGGCGCCGCGGGTGGCGATCAGCACGTCTTCCGTGTTGGCGCGGGTGTGGTTGCCGCCATTCATGCGCGTCTCTGCATTCAGCAGGTCGAGGAAGTCGTAAAAGTCGGAGATCTCTCCCTCGGCCAGAGCCTTGGTAATGCGCAGCTCGGCCAGCTGATTCAACTTCACCCAGGTGAAACCCTTCATTGTGCGCACCGTAAATCCCCAGGCCTCGGCTAGCTCGATCGCCTCCTGGTTGTGAGTGCCGGTGTACCACATCGCCAGAACAGCGTTATCCGCTGCGAGTTCCCACACCGGGAGCCGCTTCATATCGAGCAAGCTCATGGTGGGGTAGTGATCGACAGCGGCGCCGTTGCTGATCGTGTTCCCGTAAGACCAGGCCGGGTCGGCATAGATAAGTGAGTAGCGGGTCATAGGACTGACTCCATTTCATCAATATAGAGGCCAGATGCGATAAGCCGGCGGCGCCGGGCCGCTTTATCAATACATTTCTGGCGGTTGCCAGAGGCGGCCTGAGCTATCGATCGCTTAGTGAACAGGCGAGTTTTACCCTGCGGGGTAATGACCTTTGGCCTTGTGATCAGGTCAAAGGTGCGATCACAGATGCCGTCCTCGTTGAGCCAGGTTTCCGATGCGATCAGCTGCGCAATGCGGCCTTCTCCCCTGGTTATGCCGTTCGCTACTCGGTTAAATTCGACGAGCGTCACGCCGAACTTCTCCGCTATTTCGCTGCCGGTTACAGGGCGGCCGCGCGTCTGAATCATCCAGATCACGCGCTCGCGAAGGCCGGAGAATTTCCCGACCTTGCCGGGTCTGCGGTAAAATGGAGTGCGTTTCATTCGATCTCCAGTATCATTCGCTTAGTCTCTGCCACAAGGGAGAGGAACTCATTCCTTCTCGCGCGAAGGCGGGCTATTTCTGATTGGCACTCAGCGGCTGTCAGACGGTAAACAATGAGTTGCTTTCCGTCAGGGAAATCAGAGCAGTAGCTGATGAAGTCAACCCAATCCCGGCCAGAGCAATCAAGGTGGCCGATTAGTTGCCATCTGTATGCCGGATCGAAGGCGCCGCGGGTGAGGGTGGCGTAGTGAGTGGCGGCAATTACCGACTTAATCTCAATCACCCCATCCCGGCCTACGAGTCCGTCTGGACTATCCCCATACGTTTCGTGATCAAAGAAACCGCCGTTATCCACGTCGACGAAGTTCATCTCTTCGTACAGCATGCGAGCGATTGGCTCCTGTTCGTGGCCGCGCTCCATATGGTCGTTTGTGAAGCCAAACTCAGACTTGCACCCTTTAATCTGCTCAAGAGCTAACTGAAGCGCATAACGCTTGGCTGGCTCACCAAACGCCTTGCCATCGTTAGCCATAATCAAGCCGAAGTTTGAAGCGGTAGCCTTCCCCAGGCGAAGAGCATCCCACTCTTCCCCGTTTTGCTCGACGTCATGCCAGATCATGCTGAGCACTCCTGTTCCAGTTGGCGGCGATGCTCTGGAGAAATGTCCATTCTCGCCAGCACTGCATCCAGGTTGCCATCGCGCTTGAAGGCGGCCTTAGCGTTATTCCATGCCTGCGTTTTTTCCGGCGAAAGCACAGGTTTTGAAACGCGCGCTGGGCTTAAGCGGAGACCTTCAACCGATTCCTTTCCGAACCTGACATTTTTATCGACGTAAACAGTGACTTTCACGCCGACCCAATCCTCAAGGAATGGCGATCCGGTAATGCTTTTCAGCATCTTGCTGTTGGTGGCATTCAGGATCATTGGCTTAAGCTTTTCGCCAGGGCGCAACTCGCGCTCCTCAAAATAAGCGGTGTTAAAAACGTCTTTAGTTTTTTTGGTTTTGTCGCTTTCTAACGTTGCCCGGGCGATCGTCAGCACCGTGGGCTCAACGATGTCGGCGCTGCTCAGATAGGGAGAGTCAAAAGCTTTTCGGTAGTGAGTTTTAGATTCAGACATTTCATGCATCCTTAAAACGGGCAGCCGGTGCGGTGATCCCAGTCGTATTCCGCCTGGGCGTAAGCTATTGCTGTGCGCAAATCGTTGTATACCTCGACAGCCTTATCGCTACGGAGGCCTTCATATGGAAACGCCCTGGACGATGCAGACTGGCGCAGTGCCGCGTAAGGATCTTCCGGAAGGCTGTCAAAGACCTCTTTTGCCCGATCGTCAATCCACTTTTCCTTCTCTTCGGTGAGCAACTGTTCAGCCCATTTCCGTTCTTCGATAGCGTCGTATGCGCGGTATGCGTTCATAGCTCGCTCCTGAAATTTGGTTGTGAAACGCCCGGCACCGTAATGGCTGCCTGATAGCTCAGTTAAATTCGTGCGCTGATATGCGCGGTTAATGCGTCCCGGCTGGTACCAGGTTCGGTTCGATATTGCGTGAAGCGTATGGCCGGCGGATGTGGCGCAGATTGCCCTGCGGCTCATGCCAGTAGCTGCCGTCGCGATAGTCGAAGCTGACCAGCCAGGCGGCGCCGGTGCGGTGATTGCGCATCATCACGGCGCGTCCGCTGTTAGGAATTGAGTTAGCCATTGAACACCCCCGTAGCGTGCAGAATTTTGATAATCAACGCTGTCCAGATAACTCCGCAGATCAGCAGGCAGTAAATCAGTGAACGAATGCCTTGTTTGCTCATTTTCCACCCCAGCATGCGAAGCTAAAAAAAAGGACAGCAACCAAAAACGGAACGACCTTTAACCAAAAATTACGCCATGCAGGCTTGTCTTCTTCGCGGATCATCTCTTCACCTTTGCCTTATCGCGGCTAACGGGACGTTTTGACTTCACCCCGGCGTTGCCGGTGTTGTTTGGATGAGATGAATATACAAAACGTATTCATTACTTGCAATACAATACGTATACTTATTTTTGCTTATCAAGATAACATTTTGTATTTTATGGAGGTTTATTTTTGTAAAGCGTGCTGGTAAGCTCAAAAAAACGCCAAAGAGGGTAGCGCCATGTCGAATGAGGATGAATTTTTCGCAGAAATGCACCCGCAGATAGCGCAGATTATCGGGATAGCGGTTATGCAACTGCTGGTTGAGAAGCGCGAGCCATCAAGAGAGGCGCTGATAGAGATGATTCAGGTGTTGTGGCAGGGAGACCAGGTAGATCTGTCTGTGGAGCTTGCACTGGATGTGCTGATGCTGCGGGAAGAGTAGGGCCGGTAGTCAACAGCTTGCCAGCAGTGATGCCGTTAACCATGGGGATCGGGGCGATGTTCAAATGGTGGGCAAATGAAGATAAAAAGTGTATATTTTCTAAATAATCAATTACTTGTGTTGGTGGTCGGGTGCTGTCCGATATGGATCGGAAGGCACTAAAAACCCGGCTCGGTGGCCGGGTTGCTCTATAGACTTTGAACCAGTGTCTTGATAGCTGTTCCATATCTTTCAAGTGGCTCATTATTGATCTGAGGTTCTGTGTCGTGAATTTGGTATCTGCCCGGGGTAATATCAAAAAGAGGTCGCCCCAAGTGTGAAGATACAATTGCAACAGAGTGATTGTCTGGCACTGTAAAAGTTTTGAGTTCTCCACCTTGAAAGGAGTTAGGCTTAATTTTTCTTAAGTTTTCAGCTCTTAGCATTATCTCATTGAACATTGCTGAGAATGCCTTGCTTGCTCTTTTGTCATACTCAGTAGAACGGTTGAAAACCAGGGAGTGAATGACGGGTACGGAAATCCCGAAGTTTAAGCATCTGTCATAGAAGTTAACTGCCCTGTAATCGTTCTGAACTCCTACCCCATAGACCAGCTGGCTTAGGTTATCAACAGCACGAGCAGATGAGCCATCGCTCGAGCATGGAACAATGATCGCGTTGGCTGCTATAAGAGAAAGCTCTGTATATGCCGAAAAGCTGGGGTTACAGTCAATGAAGCAAACAGTATCTTCAATTCCCTGCTGTTGTGCGCATGCCACAAGTAAGTCACGCAGCCATAAATGGATGCTCTTCCAAGAATCTACAGGAAGGTTAACGCTGCTCAACTGGTTAATAACCTGAGCTTGTACCTCTAAACTTGGGTCGCCAGCGATCAAGAAAACGTTGGCTGGTATATGGGAATTAGTTTCATTGGCATGAATCAGGTAACTTGTTTCAGCCCCAGTAATCATGTGAGGGCTGCGTGTTCTGCGGTCGAAATATCCACCAATAGTTTTACGCTGTTGGATTAATGCTGCAAGTCTGGATGCGCCAGTCCCATTACCTCCAAGCAAAATTTCAGAAAGGTTTGCCTGGGGGCACATGTCCGCGAAAATCACACGTTTTTCTGGATTCTGGCGAGCATACTCTGTCGCCATTGCGAATGATAGATAGGTTTTACCTACTCCACCTTTGTTGTTCCAGATTGCATATGATTTCATGGTGTCATCAACGCCTTGTGCTGCTTGTTTTGCTGTTATAGTCATATTAACAGTTCCTTATTAACAATCTAGAGGCAACCCTTTAGTTTCATATGATTTATGGTTTGTTATTTTCCTGAGCCACATCACCTCTGTTACCTCTCATCATCCAAACACCTCATCAGGCCACTTACTGGCTATCCATGCTTCCTGTACGTCTGCGGCATTACCAAAAACACATCGAACTACCGGTCTGGCTCACTCAAAGTCATCGCGCTCATCCTTCTGCTTGAAGAAAACTTTATCCAGCCTGAGCACTATCCCAACCAGTCCGATAATCAGCAAAGTAATGAGTATTGGGATAATCAGATCAGACATGCTTCCTCTGTGTGCTAAGGCTTTACCCATGCTTCCTGTACGTCTGCGGCATGCTGCCGATCACACAAGTCTCAACTTAGTTTCTACAGCCACACCAATGATTCGACAGTTTCCGTTGATGGGAACCAATGGCCATTGAGGGTTTAAGCCCTTCAGGTACTTCTGTCCCCCATCAATAATCAGCTTTTTGAATGTCGCTTCGTTTGATTCGGATAGCTTTGCGATCACAAGGCTGCCATTTACTGGCTCTCGGCCGGTATCAAACAAAACGTAGGTACCCTCTGGAATGCTTAGCCCGACTGGTGACGTCATGGAATCGCCTTCAACAAGCAGCCAGAACGCTTCCCCTTGGATATGTGCATTCGACTCAAGCCACAGATCAACATCTTTGATGGAATAAGGTTCTATAGCCTCTCGCCACGATCCAGCCTGAACACTACTAAGCACTGGATATTCGTTGCCGCGCTTATAGGGCCCAACGTACTCAACATCACCCTTGATGTTTTCATCAATTATCATGCCGCCAGCACCCACAGAAAAATTATTCTTGCCGAGGAAGCGAAGAATTTTAGCTATGTCCTCCAGACTGGGCTCTCTCCTTGCGTTGAGCCAATGACTAACGGCACCTTTGGTGATCCCGAGATGCTCTGCCAGCTCTTCCTGGTTTATGCCCTTCGTTTTCATCAGGGACTTTGCTAGGTCATACCATTTCATGCTCATACCCAAATGATACAAGTTGTATATCTTTCTTCGAGTCACAATTTGTATATTTACCTTGCAAGAAAAGAATACAATATGTATATTAAAACTGTTTAGAGGAGACCCGACATGAACAATCTAAGCAAGATCAGACGTCGAGCAGGGCTTACACAGCGCCAGATAGCGACGGAGCTTAATCTGACGGCCGGCGCTATCTGCCATTACGAAAACGGGAAACGGGATCTCAGTATTGAGCAATGCAGAAAGATTGTTGCTGCGCTCAACAAATACGGAGCTTGCGTCAGCATTGACGACGTTTTCCCCCCATCAAAAGCCAGTGCCGCCTAACCGGCGGCCTTTCAATCAACACCAGAGGAAGTATTGCAAATGGAGAGTTCAACGACACGCAACAAAGTGGAGGCTCGCAGGATAGAAAGCTGGTTACACAGCCAGATAGCTGAACTGGGGACCACGAATATCGCCAAAGTGGCCGGAGTGAATAAGTCGACGGTGAGTCGCTGGCGGGAAAGCCTACTGCCGAACATGTCGTTACTGCTGGCCATCCTGATTTCTAACAGACCAGGAGAGAAAGGTGACTTTGAAGCATGAGTGGGAACAGAAGAGCGAAAGCCGCAGTGTTCGAGCACTAACGGCTTTCAGGTGCAAAAACGAAGAGGTAATTGCGAGGTAATTATGCCTGGTAAATCTGTAAGAGTAAACAATCCGGAGGTAGCACGTGAGCATGTCACTTATGGCGAAAGCAATGGGGGTCAAAGTGGGAAACTCACTGCGTAAGCTCGTTCTTATCAAGCTGGCCGACAACGCCAACGACAAGGGCGAATGCTGGCCTTCGTATCAACACATTGCCGATCAGTGCGAATGCAGCAAATCCGCTGTTCGCAACCATATTGATGCGCTTGAGGATATGGGGCTTCTCAAGCGTGAAAATCGCGTTGGGGTCAACAACGGGAAAGGTAATACATCCAACGTGTATTATCTGAACCTTGATGCCACCCCTATGCCACCAAAAAGCACAGGGGTATGCCATGAAATAGCACCCCCTATGCCATCTGATGGCACACCCCCTATGCCACCAGATGGCACCAGAACCAGTCACTCTTTTGAACCAGTCACTGAACCAGACTCTCTCTCTGCGCGAGGGCAGTTTATCAGCGAGGCTGCAAAGCGACGGATCGGGATTTCACCCAACGGGGAAATACCTTTCCCTCCTGCCTTCAAGCCATCGGCAGATCACATTGCGATTGCCTCGGAGAAAGGGATCAACATTGAAACCGAGTTGCTGAACTTTCGTGATTATCACCAGGCCCGCGGCACAAAGCTGATCGACTGGAACTCGGCATTCCGGGTATGGCTCAGGAACGCGAGAGTTAATCCGCTTTCCGGGCGCCAGAGAAGCGAACCTGATTCCCCACACTGGAACAGCCCTGAAGGCTGGAAGGACTTCATATGACCGCTCAGCTTATGACCGCGATCAGCAATCGCGATGGTGATGCGCTGGCCAGAATGGCCGCAGGTAGCACGGAGCCGCAGAGGCTTCTCGATTTTGAAGCTGAAAGGCTGGTTGACTCCCTGTTCCGTCAGCTAAAGCAGATCTTCCCGGCGTCTACCCAGACTAACCTGCGTACCGACGCCGAAGAGAAGACAGCAAAGCGCCAGTGGATTGCCGCTTTTGCCGAAAACGGAATCCGCACCCGCGAACAGCTATCCGCCGGCGTGCGCCATGCGAGAGCCAGTGAGTCGCCGTTCTGGCCATCGCCGGGGCAGTTCATCAAGTGGTGCAAGGACAGCGGCACCGTGCTCGGCGTGACTCTTGTCGACGTGATGAACGAGTTCCACCGCTACAGCCGTGAAAAAGGGCTGCATACCGGCGGTGCTGAGCGCTTCCCGTGGTCTCACCCTGTCATGTACTGGGTTGTTACCGATACCCGGCGAGCAATGTACCAGCGCCAGCTCAGCGAGGCAGAAACCGAGAAATATGCCGCTAAAAAGCTGGAAGACTGGGCGCTGAAAGTCGCCGCCGGAGAACAAATACCGTCGCCGGTACTGGCTCTGGAGAACAACAAGGAAGCCATTCCGACAAACCATGTCAGCCGTCAGCAGGGTTTTCACCCTGAAGGCAAAAGCTTCGGATGTATGCCAAGCGCGGCATCGCTCGGTGCGTTAACTCCGGCTCAGTGGCTGTGGGATGAATACCTGCGCGGGAAAGAGAGAGGGCGTATCTGATGAAAAAGAACTCTGGCAAACAAGCCGTTATTAACTTCATCGGCCAGCATCCTGGCTGCAGCTTTCAGGATATCCGCCGCGGTACCGGGCTTGACTCTTCAGTGTTCAATTCCTCCCTGTGGCAGATGCACCGTGACGGACAGGTTAAGCGTGAGGGTGAGTGCAGGAGCTACCGCTACACCCTGATCGACACGACAGCCGTAACCGAAAGCGATCCGTCTGTTCAGTATCGCCAGCGTCCTGGCGGCGTAAACCCAATGACCAACCTGTTTAACCAGTGCCTGGCGGGAGTAAGAAAATGACTATCACACTACAGGCAGTAAACGAGCTCATCGCCTCCCTGGAGAGCGCAGGCGAGCTGTCGATCAGAGAGCAGAAGTTCCTGAAGCTGGCGAAAGCGTTTAAGCAGCTGGCTGCGGAGAACATGGCGCTGAAGTCAAAAGGCAAGGAATTGCTCGGCGAAGCATGCGCAGTGTACTCGAGGCTCAATAAACTGATCGACCCATCAATCGGTGATTTTGTTGACGGTCAGACGCTCCATGAATTCCAGTTTGTTCTCGATGCGGAAACCCCAGCCTCCGATCGCATCGTAGCCGGGATTAAGGCTGATGGGGTGGAGATGTTCGCTCTGATGTTTGCTGAAGAGGCGATCAAAGACAACAACATCACATCCGGCTGGAAAGTCAGAGCAAGCAGAGCGGCCTCTGAATACGCAGAGTTGCTGCGCGAGGGGGCCAAATGAGCAACCGCATCCCTAACTTCGGCTGGAACCGCCTGAAACTGGCAACGCTCACTTATGAACAACTGACTCAACTGGAAGAGCAAGTGAAGGCTGAGCATGCCTGCAAAAACGGCATTCACCTCTTCGACAAAGCCGGTCAGCGCAAACTCGATACCCTTAGCTGGGCTGTATACAACAAGCAGAAGGCGGAGCGTGCCGCATGAGTAAGACGCTGGATATTCGCGCCGGTGATCGGTTCGAAACAGTTTACCCATTCATTTTCGTATGCACTGACCATCAGCAATGGGACGGAAATGTATTCACCGATGAAAGGTGGATTGGTGGTTGCCGAAGGACATTTGAGCCAGCTGATTGCGGCTATGGAGACCAGACCGTTTACACAGCTGATGCAGAAGGGAAAAGAATTCTGGAGGTTCTTTCAGTCGCCGAAATGCCTGGAAAGTGGCAGCGCCGGATCATCTATGCCTGCCATCTTGTTGACCCGGAAGGGAAAGAAAGGAAAGGCAGGAAGGCCTATACGGCAACCGAGGACAGATTCATCAAAATGTCGTCAGGGTATTTTGCGGATTATGGAGTGGAGAACAGCGATGACTGATATCACCGAACTGGCGCAGAGAGAGAAATTCGAGGCTTGGTTTAAGTCGTCATTTCATCCCGACAAAACAGGGCCATACATCAAAGACCAACTGTATTTCGCCTGGAAAGCGGCTGGTGCCGAGCTGGTAGAGGCGCTGGAGAAGGCGCGGCAGCGGATTACTCAGATGGAGTCCCGCACCGTCACCGACTGGATAGAACATGACGGGAAATGGCGACCGGAATCGCTGGGTCTGGATGAACTTGTATACCTGAAAACCAGAAAACAGGAGCTGAAAATACCGTACCCGGCGGGAAAGGTCAAAGGGTGGATGAATACCGGCGGAGACATGGATGTTATGGCGTACAAGCTGGCGTCGCCACAAGCCAGCACCGTCACCGTGAAGCTGCCACTACCGCGCCGAAAAACAGCTGATGACTATGTCGATGACACGTTCGAGCCGTGCGATCTGGCTGCGGTATACAACGCATGTCGCCTTGAATGTGAAGTGAAGTTCAAGAACGCACTGACTGCCGCTGGCATCAAGGTGGAGGCTGAGTGATGCTTAATTTAGATGGTCTTGGCGGGGCAATTGTTATTTTCGGCATCATCTGCGCGGTGGTCGGCTGGGGAGTAATTGAGTTCATCCTCTGGCTGTTCTCATTCGTTCACATTTCTTTCGGAGGTTAGGGTAATGACCAAATCAACCATAACCAGAGAGCGCTTGGAACAACTCGCTGATAACAACACTATCTGCAAAGTTTCATGGGATGAGCGGATCGAACTGGCACAAATCGCGCTGGCCGCAATGGACAGCGAGTCAGGGTGTTTGCCTCTCGACTACCTGCAGGGGCACAAAGACGGTCTGGAATGGGTCGCCCAACTGGCAGAAGCCAATCACCCTGAAACAGGAGACTGGCTTTACGATGACCCTATCGAGCTGGCAAAAGCCATTCGCAAAGGTCCAGATATGCCGCCAGTGCAGCCGGTAGCGGACAGCGAGCCGGATCGCAATCCTGTGCTGGCGTATGCCGACAGTTATCGTGATATGGCGAAACAAGGTGTTGAGTCAGTCCCAATATGGAGCGTCATCACCGACCTCGAGCGCAACATAGCGCCGCTCTATCGCCACGCGCAGCCGGCGCCGGTAGTGCCGGAGGAAAAACCAATTCCAAATACACTGAGCATGTACGCCGTGGATGCAGTAGCAGCCATCGCTGAGGTGAAGGGCTGGAACGCCTGCCGCGCAGCCATGCTCGCAGCCGCCCCGCAGGAGGTGAAAGGTGAATAAGGTCGAATTGCTTCAGAAGATATCGGCACTCGCCACTGAATGCCACACGTTGGCCTGTGAGCTTGATATTGGTGATGAGCGAACCGAAATGTTCGAAATCTACAGCGTGCTACACAACCTCGGTCGCCGCGGGTACGCCTGCCAGGTAGGGCGGCGAATGAATCCGCTGCTCGCTTCCTGCGATGACGACGAGGATGAGGAAGATGACGATTGGGATGAGGATGAAGACTGATGCCTAAATCCCCCGCTGAACGCAAAGCCGCGCAGCGCGCGGCAGTTGGCTGCCGGCGAGTAATCAATAACCTAAAGATGTACCAGCCATGCAACTGAGCTGATTATCTTTTTACCTTACTTAACAACCACACAATGGCAAGGACGCCTATTATCTGGGCAATCAAAAAGCCAACATTCGGCACATAAGGAAATATATCCCCATCAGGAACACCTAAGTTCCAAATGAATTTATATGTAAAATCAAGAGACTGACCGCTAACCATTTTATCTGACGGGACAATGACAAACATGCATGCCACTATCACTGAAGCAGCAATACAGATGTATTTTTGATTATTCATTCTTGAGCCTAAGAGAGATATTTATGTCTAACTACAACATAGCATCCAAAGGCCTAGAAGAGCAGAACAAAGTCAACGTTGATCTCGCAGCCTCCGGCGTCGCCTACAAAGAGCGCCTGAACATGCCGGTTGTCGCAGAAGTGGTCGCCAGAGAGCAGCCAGAGCACCTGAGAAACTACTTCATGGAGCGCGTCCGCCACTACCGAGAGCAGAGTGTCCAGCTAACCCGAGCATCCGATCCGCGCTATCTGGAAATGGCAGAGCAGAACACCAAGAAATAGCGATTTTCTCGCCTATGCTCATTTTGCTTTTATCCCCGGGAGGGGCGATAATTACTTCGTCAGCCTGGACAACTGACAACTTTACCCCGGCGCCAAGTGGGGACACATGGCGCAAACACTGCAATTTGAGAAGAGTTATCAAAACGTACTGATTCCCGCAGAGCCGGGAACCAGCGAATACCTGCAACTGATCCCGTAGGACAACTGCTTTGCGGTGAGTTCCGCAAGCCCCGGAATTACGCATTCCACAAAAAGTTCTTCAAGCTTCTGACTCTCGGGTATCACTACTGGACCCCTTCCGGTGGTCTCATTGAGCCCGCTGAGCGCACCCTCATATCCGGGTTTATCGACTTCCTCTCATCCGACTTCGATCAGCGCGCTGCGCTCCAGAACGCCGCGGAGATGTATCTCTCCTCTGTCGGTATTTCTCGTTCCCGCGATATGGCGCTGCTGAAACACTTCGAATCCTTCCGCGAATGGGCAACCATTCAGGCTGGCTTTTACGACGAATACCAGATGCCTGACGGTAGCCGTCGTCGTGTCGCAAAGTCGATCTCCTTCGCCAGCATGGACGACAGCCAGTTTAACGGCGTCTACAAATCAGTGCTGAATGTGCTCTGGAACTACATTCTGCGTCGCAAATTCCACTCGCCGGCTGAGGCTGAAAATGCCGCCAGTCAGCTGCTGAGCTTTGCGGGGTGATGGCTATGCAATGTCTTCTCGCCAAAGTAATGGAACGCGGCATCTTTCGCGTGCCGGCGCGCCGCAAGCGCAAGGTCGAAGTTAAACCGTCAGATATCCCGACCCTGAAAGACTACACCGCCCGCCTGGTTGATAAGAAGTGGCTACGCCTGAGAGCAAGGAGGCCACATGCATAAACCAGCACGTCGTAAATGCGCCCACTGCCGCGAATGGTTCCATCCTGCCCGGGAAGGACAGGTGGTATGCAGTTTTTACTGCGCCAGCGCGATCGGCAAAAAACAGACAGCAAAAGCCCGGGAAGCGGCGAACGCCAGGGCGGTGAAGCGCCAGCGTGAATCCGAGAAGGAGGGGCGTCAGCGCCGTAAAGCAAGATTGGCTGAACTCAGACCTAACGGTTACTACAAAGCCCAGGCTCAGAAGGCATTCAACTCCTACATCCGCGCTCGTGATGCTGGTTTGCCATGCATCAGTTGCGGCGAGACCAACCCGCCCGATCTGCATGGCGGCCAGTGGGACTGCGGCCACTTCAAAACGGTGGGTGCTTACCCTGAGTTGCGTTTTGAAGAGCGCAACGCTCATAAGCAGTGCAAATCGTGCAATGCCGGGGCCGGTAAGTACACCGCCAAAGAGTCGACGGTTGCTCAGCAATACGAAGCTGGCCTGGTCGCTCGTTACGGACAGGAGTATGTCGACTGGCTTAACGGACCCCACGAAATGACCAACTACCGCCGGGAAGACTTTATTCGTATCCGCGATGAGTACCGCGCCAAGCTCAAAGCACTGAAACAGCGGGAGGCCGCATGAACCACGACGTTATCGAACGCATCCGCGACCGCTGGCAAAAGCTCCGCCTCTGCCGGCACCGCGGCACCGTACTGGTTGACTACCGCATACTGAGAAATTTCGTTCGCATCTATCAGACCCTGGGAGAGACAGCATGAACCTCGAATCTATCGCCAAATACTTCGCGCCTAAATCACCAATGCTGAGTGACTCGCCACGGGCTACTGCATCAGATGGTCTAACCGGCACTGACATCATGGCCGCTCTTGGGCTGGTAAATGCCAAGTGCGGATTCGGCTTCGACCTCTATCTGGCAAAGATCGGGGTAAGCACACCTGACCGAGCAATGGAGCTACTTTATGAATCAGCAGAGCGATTATCAATCCGCTTTAACATCGTTTCAGAACTCAGCCAGGACGTTTCGCAAAAGAGTTCTCGAAGTTCTGTGTGCTTTTGCATACCAGGATTACACGCGAAGTGCTGCCAGCGTTAGAAAATGCACTTGCTGCGATGGGGCTGGCTTCACAGAGGCCCAGGTGTTCACCAACAAATGCTCATATCCGTGGGGCAAGCCACCTTATTGGGCAAAGATGTCCCGAGCGGTTCGCCCAAGCCACTGGGAGAGCTGGAGCCAAGTGCGCGAAGTGGTCAAAGTTAAATGCTCAGCCTGTAACGGAAAGGGTGTTATCAGCAATTCGTGTCGCTGCAATGGGAAAGGAAAGGTACTGGATAAAGAGACCAGCGAGCGCCTTGGGCTACCGGTAATGAAGGTGTGCGATCGCTGCAGCGGAAGAGGCTATGCGCGCATGAAGTTTTCGACGGTAATGGAAGGGGTAAGGGCCGTGGCTGACATTAAGAAAACGGCAGCTTATGAGCAACTGAAACCTTTCTTCGAGGAGCTGGTATCCGAATGTCACAAACAGGAATCCTACGCTGATGTCATTCTCTCCCGGGTGACGAAATAATGAGTATTTTCTATAAAAATAAAATTTTGTGAAAAATAGCTATTGCAATCTCCGGAAAAACTGGTTAGATTCATCCCTAACGCTGGGAATCCGTTCAGTCGTTCCGAAGCAAAAAATTCAAGCCCGAGGTTAACGCCTTGGGCTTTTTTATGCCTGCGATCCGGTCAGGGCTCTTGGGTAGAGACATGCTGCACGACACGTCGACACCCGCCGCGCAAGAGCCCTGAACCAGATTGCATCTGTCGTAGTTTGGTAATTACGTCTGGCTTCCAACCAGAATATGCGGGTTCGATCCCCGCCAGATGCTCCAATCCCTCTACCTTGGGACCATTACGGCTACCGCGCCGTCACTTTTTTAACCCTTGGTATTCCTTCCCGCCTTGAGCGGGTTTTTTATTTTCAGGGTCGCGGGTATCACCCTCGACGCTTTGTTGGTAAATCAGTCCGACGGCCCTGAACCTTTTACTGACTACAGATAGCACCCGAACATTATCGGAGGTGAGAGATGCAACGTATGAACCCAACCGATGGTCACAATCTGCCTTACTGGTGGTCAGCCTTGCTTGGTATCTTTTCCGTCCTGAGTCTGCAGGATTATGTCTTCATCATTGGCGCCCTGATCTCTGCCTTCTTCACAATCAAGACGTATTACGCAAAGCGCAAGGAAGAGCGAGAGCGACTGGATGAAGAGAAAAAACGCACGCAGCTGTTGGCCAGTTATCTGGCTGATGTCTCCGCAAAGCCAGGGGGTGACCGCCCGGCTTCAGCCGAAGTGGTAACCGAGGCCTTGAAGCGGATCGCAAGTGATACACAGGGGTGAGCATGACGCCATCAATGAGGAAAAAACTGATTGGCGTGATCGCCGGCGGTGGTGGCGCCATAGCCATTGCCTCTGCGCTCATCACTGGCCCAACCGGGAACGATGGTCTTGAAGGTGTGCGGTACAACCCTTATCAGGATGTGGTAGGCGTCTGGACTGTCTGCTATGGCCATACTGGCAAAGACATCATGCTCGGCAAGAAGTACACCGAGGATGAATGTCGTGCGCTGCTCAGTAAAGACCTGAACACCGTCGCCCGTCAGATTGATCCATACATCCAGAAGCCGATCCCTGAGACAATGCGCGGGGCTCTTTACTCGTTCGCCTATAACGTCGGCGCTGGCAATTTCCAGACCTCCACGCTGCTGCGCAAAATCAACCAGGGCGACCAGAAAGGTGCGTGTGATCAGCTGCGCCGCTGGACTTATGCCAAGGGCAAACAGTGGAAAGGCCTGGTAACTCGCCGCGAGATTGAGCGTGAAGTTTGTTTGTGGGGGCAGAAATGAGCCGGTTAACCGCCATTATCAGCGCCATTGTGATCTGCCTTGTTGTTTGCCTTGGATGGCTGGCAATGCATTACCACAACGCTGCTGCTGAGCAGAAAACCCGTGCCGATGGCGCCGAGCAGCAGGTAAACGCAGCGCAGACCATCACCTCCAACGTTCTGACCACCATGACCATCTTCAACACCATCTCCGAGGCCAATCAGCATGCAAAAGAGCAGATCGCACTGGACGCATCGGGAGACTCGGCTGATATCCGGGTTGCTGTTGCGAATGATGATTGCACTAATCGCCCTGTGCCTGCTGGCGCAGTTAAGCGGCTGCAACAATTCGCGAAAGGTCTACGTCAAAGTGCCGGTGGTCCCGTTACCGGCCAGCCTGACGGCTGACACCCCGCAGCCAGAAATACCTGACAATCTGACGTGGGGCGAGAGCCTGGATTTGAACGTCAGCCTGTTGTCGGCGCTGGGGCAGTGCAACCGGGATAAGGCTGATATCAGACAGGCGGAAACAAAGCGTCAGTAGGGCATTACAGAGCCACTTCAAGAGGTGGCTCGATAATGTCAAGGCGAGGACAAAATTATGGCAAAACCGGACTGGGAGGCCATCGAATCGGCATACCGGGCCGGAGTCCTTAGTCTCCGTGATATAGGCGATAAATACGGCGTTACTGAAGGGGCTATCAGGAAGAGGGCTAAAAAGTTTGACTGGGTACGCAATAGCGGTACGCAGGTACGCAAAAATGGTACGCAAAAGAGTAAAGCGCGTACCAGCAAAAAGCCCGCCAGCTCTGGCAGTACGCAAAAAAGTACGCAACCAAAAGCCGAACCTCTACCAGATACGAAACCGATACGCGGGGTGCGTACCGATCCACCGACTAACCCATTTCAACCCGGCAACCAGCAGGCGTTAAAGCATGGTGGTTACGCCCGGCGCCTTCTGCTCAAGGATGAGGTCATTGAAGACGCGAAAGTGTTGACACTCGAAGACGAATTATTTCGCCTTCGGGCTAACAACCTTGTCGCCGCAGAGAATATTGGTCGGTGGTTGACCAAGCTGGATGATGCTGAAGGGGACCAGGAAAGAAAGGTGTTGATGGAAAATATCAGCGCCGCCGAGAAGGCGATGATGCGCAATACCGTTCGTATTGAGTCCATCGTCGGCACGCTTGCGACGGTAGACAAAATATTTGCTGATACAGACTATCGCAAGGCTGCTACTGATAAGGTGTCGCTGGAGGCCGATCGTCTTCGCCGTGATGCAGGTATTGATGATGGCAACGGAGAGCGTGACCTCAATGACTTCTACTCTGACATCCAAACCGACGCTGAATCCGGTCCTGCGTAGCTTCTGGACGACGCAGGCGCGTAACAAAGTGCTTTATGGTGGCCGGTCATCGTCAAAATCGTGGGATGCCGCTGGCATAGCCATATTTCTGTCGAATAAATACAGCCTTCGCTTTTGTTGTGCACGTCAGATCCAGAACAAAATTGAAGAGTCGGTATATACCCTGCTCAAAATTCAGATTGACCGCTTTGGCCTGCGGCATCGCTTCCGCATTCTGAACAACAAAATCATTAACCGGGTGACCGGGTCTGAATTCGTCTTTTATGGGCTCTGGCGCAACATTGAAGAGATTAAGTCTCTGGAAGGTATCAGCGTTCTGTGGCTTGAAGAGGCCCACGCGCTGACGGAATACCAGTGGAAGATACTGGAGCCTACCATCCGTAAAGAGGGCTCAGAGTGCTGGTTTATCTTTAACCCCGGACTGGTGACTGATTTCGTTTGGCGTAACTTTGTGGTCGATCCGCCAGAAGATACGCTGATACGCAAAATCAACTACGATGAAAACCCCTTTTTGTCCGACACCATGCTGAAGGTTATCGAGGCCGCTAAGCGCCGGGATCCGGATGGGTTTAAGCACGTCTACGAAGGCGTGCCAGAGTCGGATGATGATGCGGCCATTATCAAGCTGTCATGGATTGAGGCGGCCGTTGATGCCCACAAAGTCCTTAATTTCGAGCCAAGCGGGCGCAAGCGTATTGGCTTCGACGTCGCCGATAGCGGCGCCGATAAGTGCGCTAACGTCTATCGTCACGGCTCCGTAGTGTATTGGGCGGATGAGTGGAAGGCGAAAGAAGACGAATTGCTGAAGAGTTGCCAGCGTACGTATCAGGCAGCACTGGAGCGCGATGCTGATATCGTCTACGACTCAATCGGCGTTGGGGCATCAGCTGGCGCTAAATTCTCAGAAATTAATGAGGATCGTAAGCGCGAAAACATGAATGCCTCCCGCATCAATTATCAGCGATTCAATGCAGGCGCTGGTGTGAATGAGCCGGACTACGAATATATTGGCATCCCGAATAAGGATTTTTTCGCCAACCTCAAAGCGCAAGCCTGGTGGCTGGTAGCGGATCGCTTCCGCAACACCTTCAACGCGGTAAAGAACGGCGAGCAGTACCCGGTAGATGAGCTGATTAGCATTGACTCATCCTGTCCGCTGCTGGAAAAGCTCAAGCTGGAACTTACCACCCCGCACCGTGATTTTGACAAAAACGGTCGCGTGATGGTGGAAAGCAAGAAAGACCTCGCCAAGCGTGACGTACCATCGCCGAACGTGGCCGACGCGTTCATCATGGCGTTTGCTCCAACCGATACGGCAATGGATATCTGGGAAGCGCTGGGGAACAGCTAAATACCTGGAAATAACCGTTTCACGCAAAATTCACGCTATTCATTTTTCGACCCTGTTTATGCATGTTTTATTCACGCGCTTTTAGCCACTTAACCCCGATAAATAAGCCTTTGGCGGACATTTCATCATGGGAGGGATCCGGCTGGTGCGGGTAACAGCCATTATGTTAAATCGGGTCGTTTTTTAACAAATTATCCTATCCGCCACGAGTACCGAAAAAGCCGGAGAATAGTCACCATGGCGAAGAAAACAGGACGAGTCGCCACGGCGGATTCGTACGATAACTTTGTTGCCCGTGTCGGCATGCAGCAGCCTAACCAGCATGCCGCATCGACCTACAGGGCGAACTATACCAGCCGCAACCGCCTGCTCATCGAGTGGGCTTATCGTTCCTCCTGGATTATTGGCGCCGCAGTCGATTCGAAAGCGGACGATATGACCAAAAAGGGCGTGCGGATCACCAGTGAGATAGACCCGAAACGCCGTGGCATTCTTGAATCACGGTTCGATGAGCTTCAGCTTTGGGATTGCATCAACGAGACGCTGAAATGGTCCCGGCTGTATGGCGGGGCGGTGGCGCTGATTCTGATTGAAGGTCAGGCACCTCTGACGCCGCTGGTGCTGGATAAGGTCGGCAAGGGCAGCTTTAAAGGTCTGGCTGTACTTGATCGCTGGATGATTAACCCACAGCTCACCAGGCGCATTAAGGCGCTTGGCCCTAACCTCGGCAAGCCTGAATTCTATGAAATCGTGACAACGGCGCAGGGGCTTCCTCCTTGGACTGTTCACCACAGCCGCCTGATCCGCATGGATGGTGTGAAACTGCCGTATCAGCAGAAAATCACCGAAAACGAATGGGGGATGTCCATTGTCGAGCGCATCTTCGATCGCCTGACTTCCTACGATAGCACCAGCGTCGGCGCCGCCCAGCTTGCCTACAAGGCGCATTTGCGAACGGCAAAGATTAAAAAGCTGCGTGAAATTATCGCCACAGGCGGTAAAGCGTTTGAGGCGCTTATCAAGAATATGGAAATGGTCCGCCAGTACCAGACGAACGAGGGTATGTCCCTGTTTGATTCGGAGGACGAATTTGAAACGCATTCCTATTCTTTCGCGGGCCTGTCTGACCTGCTTAGCGAGTTTAAAGAGGATATCGCGGGTGCTGTTGGCATTCCTCTTGTCCGCCTGTTCCGCCAGTCACCGAAGGGTTTTTCAACCGGTGACGCTGACCTCGCGAACTACTACGACGACGTGGGAACGCTTCAGGAGCGAGATTTACGGCCTCACATCCGCCTGTTATTCGATGTACTGCATCGCTCAGAGTTTGGCGAGCCGTTGCCGCAAGATTTCACCTTTGAGTTTAACCCCCTGTGGCAGATGAGCGACACCGATCGCTCCACGGTGGCGACCAACACGACTACCGCTCTGGCAACCGCTGTGCGTGATTTGGGAATGTCGCCGGCTGCTGCGCTGACCGATTTGCGCGAGCTGTCTGACGTTACCGGCATCGGTGCTTCAATTAGCGATGAGGATATCCAGAATGCGGCGAAACAGTGGCAGGAGACTGAATCTGAAACCAGCCCTCCGCCGCCGATCGGAGGTCCAGTATCAGAAAAGCCTACTGGCGATAGTCGACCAGATAAATCAAATCGTCACGGGTTCCTACGATGGTTCACAGGCAAGCGCTGAGAGCATTGCTAAATCGCTTATTGACTACTCCGGGGTGATCGACGACTGGGCCGAAATGGTCGGTCGAAAGATGTTTGCCCAGGTGGAGCGAGAAGAGTGGAATCAGTGGCGCTCTGTTTCGGAAGAAATTTCCGCTGGTCTGCGTGACGTGATTAGCAACACACCAGTCGGCATGGTGGCGCAAGATATCGTTTACCGACAGATTCGCTACATGAAGTCTCTGCCATTAGAGGCGGCCGGACGTGTCAGGGAGATTCAGGAGCGTGCAATACAAGCTGTCATCCATGGTGAGCGCCCAGATCAGCTTTACGAGATGATCATGCAGTCCGGCGACGTGGCGGCCAGCAGGGCGCGGATGATAGCCCGCACCGAGATAGGGCGCGCAACTGGCGCGCTGACTCAGGCTCGGGCGCTGTCCGTTGGTTCTGAGGGGTACTGGTGGCGCATTGAAGGTGCAGGCACCAGGCCATCACACCGAAAAATGAAAGATAAGTTTGTGCGCTGGGATAGCCCGCCAACGCTCGATGGCATGACCGGACACGCCGGGTGCCTGCCTAACTGCAAGTGTTGGTCGGAAGTGCAAATACCCGACCCTGTAAAATAACAGGCCGCCAATGAGCGGCCTTTTCAATACCCGCAATTCAGCAGGTAACCCATGAAATATTTCTTTAAAACCCGCCTGGGCAATACCCGCTTTCAACTTGCTGATGGGTCAGTCCTGTTTAAGGACGTCCCGATCGCAAGGACTGGCGAGCAGGAGTACGACGCCACAGAGCGGCCTGAGCTTGTCCCAAACGACAGAGGGAAGGTCATCGTACGCCGGGCACCAGAAGAGGTGTTCAGCGAGAGAGCCATGGCGTCATTTGAAGGAATGGCAGTCACTATCGGCCATCCGCGAGATTTTGACGGGCAAATCATCTTTGTTACCCCTGATAACTGGCGCCTACTGGCTCACGGCCATATCCAGAACGTACGGCGCGGCACAGAGGATAAAACCGATCTGCTGCTGGCTGATGTCATCGTCAAAACCCCGGAAGCCCTGCAGGCCATTGATGATGGTGATGACGAGGTCAGCTGCGGGTACGACGCCGATTACGAACAAATTTCACCTGGTCTCGCAAAGCAATCTGCGATTACCGCTAACCATCTGGCCCTTGTCCCTAACGGGCGGGCCGGTTTCCGTTGTGCAATAGGGGATTCTATGCCAAGCACTACTAAAAACTGGTTTAACCGGCTGTTGAAGGCCCGTAAAACCAACGATGCCGCCGAAATGGCGAATCTTATCGACAACCCGCCTGATGATGTCACGGGCGATAACGATGTATCGACCTCTATGACGCCCGGCGGAGTGATCATTAACCTTGCGCCGCAAAATCCGCTTCCCGGACCGGCATTGCCTGGTACGGGTGACGCAGAGGAAGACGTCCCAGCCTGGGCGCAGGCCATCATTGCCCGTCTGAATAAGCTGGAAGGCATGGAGCGTCAGGAAAAATCGACTGGTGATGAAGACCCGGAAGAGAAGGACGAGAAGGAAGGCAAAGTAACCGGCGACGCCGCTTACCGCGCTGACCTCATTCAGCCCGGCATCCAGTTGCCAGAGAAGGCGAAGCCGACAGCATTCAAGCGTCAGGTACTCGCCTCTGCAGATCAATCTCTGGTGCGCTCTATTGTCGGTGATGCCGATATCAGTAAGCTGAAAAAAGCCACGGTAGATATGGCTTTCACGGCTGTTTCTGAGCTGGCGAAAAACCGCAATACCAAAACCGTCGACAGCCTGCAAACGCAGACTGCCACCACTGTTAAAACCATTGCCGGTATGAATCAGGCCGCGCAGGAATTCTGGTCTAAACGAGGCTAACCAATGGGTAATACATTTCTTTACCGGATGCCAGCGGGCATCGCCGGGGCAATTTCTCGTCCGCAGGATCTGACGGTTGAACCTCAACTGCTGGACTCCTCCAACCTTTTCCCCGCTTACGGCCTTGGCGGCAAGATTTCCTCCGGGAAATTTGTGCCAATCGCTGCGAGCGATACAGCGTCGGTGCTGGTGGGTATTTACGTTCGTCCGTATCCGACCGCCAGCCAGCCGGATAAAGTCCAGCAGGTAGGCAGCGGTAAAAACTTCACCGGCGATTGCCTGGTACGTGGTTACGTCACGGTAAACATCGGCGCGGATGCATCCAGCGTTGCGCTGCATGGCCCGGTCTACATGCGAGTGGCCACACCATCCGCCTCAAGCCCTCTCGGCGCGTTCCTTGCCGCCGCTGATGGCTCGAATACCGTCCAGATCACTAACGCTTACTTCAATGGCCCTGGCGACACCAGCGGCAACATTGAGCTGGCCTTCAATATTTAAGGAAATCGCAAATGCCAATGACATTTGACCAGGCGACAGTCGACGGCACTGGTGCCTTTCTTGTCCATGAGCTGGAGCGTCTCGATCAGACACTGAATCTGCCGCTGGTGAATTTCACCTGGTCGCGCGATATCCAGTTGCGTGAAGACGTGTCTATTGCTGATGAGATCAGCTCGTTCACTAACACCACTTTTGCTGCTGCCGGTACGCCGAATGCCAACGGCAAAAACTGGCTTAGCAAAGCCGCGACCGCGATGGCTGGACTTAACGTCGACATCGCAAAAACTGGCTTCCCGCTTACTCTGTGGGGTATGGAGCTTGGCTGGACTGTTCCCGAATTGCAGGCAGCTGCGCAAGTTGGTCGCCCGATCGACACGCAGAAGTACGACGGTATGCAGCTGAAGTGGAACATGGACACGGACGAGCAGGTTTATATCGGCGATTCCGGTCTGAACGTTAAAGGCCTGATGAACCTGACGCAGGTAACGCCGACCAACGCAGCGAAGACCTGGGCGACCTCCACCGCTGACGAAATCCGGGCGAGCATTAATGCCGGGCTGAGTGCAGCGTGGGCCAACTCGGCTTACTCCATGGTACCGACGGACCTGCTGATCCCGCCGGAGCAGTTCTCTCTGCTGGCAAGCACCATCGTATCCAGCGCTGGTAACCAGTCACTGCTGACCTATCTGGAAACCAACACCATCGCATACCACCAGAACGGGCGCCCTCTGAACATCCGTCCGGTGAAATGGGCGAAAGGTTGTGGCGTGTCGAACTCTGATCGCATGATGTTCTACACCAACGACAAGAAATACGTTCGCTTCCCGATGGTTCCGCTGATGAGCGTGCCGATCCAGTATCGCGGCCTGTATCAGCTCGTAACCTATTACGGCAAGCTGGGTGCAGTAGAGCCGGTTTATCCGGAAACTCTGGCCTACGTCGACGGCATCTAACCTACGGCGGCCCGAAAGGGCCGCTCATGAGGACTTGCAATGAAAAAGATTTACGTACTCTCCCCGTTTAACTTCAACGACGGCAAAGAGCAAAAGCATTTCCAGGTTGGCTTCCACGACGTCGATGACACCGTTGCTGAGCACTGGTTCGTAAAAGCGCACTGTTCACCGGATGGCGAAGCGCCAGCGATTGCAGAAGACCCGCGAATTGCTGAGCTGGAAGCAAAAATCGCTGAGAAAGACGCGCGCATTGCTGAACTCGAAGCGAAATTGCCGGAGACTACCGATAATGGCAAGAAATCAAAGTCTGCCGACGCCTGAGCAGTTCAGGGCAACCTTTCCGCAGTTCGCTGACGAAACAAAGTACCCCACGCCAATGATCCAGGCTCGCCTGAATTTTGCTGATTCCCTGCTGAGTAAATCGCGCTTTGGCGTGGATATCTTTCCCTACATCGTCGGGCTGTATGTTGCGCACTACATGTATCTTTACGCCGCAGATATGCGTGGTATGGCTGTAGGTACTGCTGGTGGCGTCAATAGCGGCATACAGACGGCGAAATCAGTGGATAAGGTTTCTGCCAGTTATGACGCAAGCGCAACTCTGGACCCTAATGCCGGTTTCTGGAACAACTCCCGTTACGGATCGGAGTTCTGGGAATACCTGATGATGTTTGGTGCCGGGGCGGTTCAACTGGGGACGCCGGAATGAAAAGCGGGTTAACGGTTCGCGAGGACAATTACGCCAGTGTTCTCGACGCGCTGAAACAGTTATCCGGTACTGATGTGTTGGTGGGGATTCCTGCAGATAAGGCCGAGAGGGAGGATGGGGCACCATATAACAACGCTGAGTTGGGTTATTTGCACTCGACAGGGGCCACCATCACAATCCCTGAGCACACAACAACCATTTATCGCCAAGTGGATGCACATGGTGATTTAAAGCGGAATGGTCGATTTGTTAAGGCATCAAAAAGCAATTTTTCTACCAAGCACACGGTTCCTGCGCAGGTGGTCACGATCCCGCCACGACCTTTCCTTGATATCGGCATTGAGGATTCTCGCGATAAGACGACGGCCAAGCTAAAACTCGCTGCGCGGGCGGCGCTTGACGGTAACGCCGTGTTGGCTGAGAAACACCTTGAGTCCGCTGGACAGGTTGCCCGCGATGCGGCAAAGGCGGTTATTGGCGATGGTGACCGACTGACGCCACTTTCGGAAAAAACGAAAGCCAGACGCCGTAGTAATGGTCAGGACGTAAAACCGCTTTATGACCATGGGTTCCTTTTGCGGGCGATTAACTACGTGGTGAGGAAAAAATAATGCCGTTTCTCGATGTGACTGATGTTCTGCTGGACCCGGATTTTGTTGATCTAACGCTAGTATGTCACCGGCAGATGCAGACGGTCGACGAGGATAACTTCCCGGTCAATACGCCGCAGGATATCCCGTTTACTGGCGTGGTGACCGTTGACCGCTCGCTGGAAGCGAAGCGTATGGCCGCCGGACAGAACATCAACGGGGCCATTCTCATCGTGACGCAGTTCAGGCTGACTCAGGGGCAACCCGGATTAGATGCCGATATCGTAACCTACCGCGGGCGAGATTATCGTGTGACGTTTGTCGACCCGTATACGGCGTACGGTGCCGGGTTCGTTCAGGCGCATTGCGAGCTTCTGGAATTCGACGGGGGAACGCCAATTGAGTAACGACAGCACAACGGCGGGATATCTGACCCCCGTCGGTGATTCAACGCCCTACGATGAGGATCTGGAACGGCTAATCAGCCGCTGGATACGGGGTGTGACAGGGCTGGCTGCCACGCTGGTTTACCCACGCTGGACTGACCCGCAAAAGCAGATACCCAAAAACGGCACCACCTGGTGCGCGTTCGGTATCACCGGCATTCAGGAGGACTTCAACCCGGCGTACGTGCAGGGCGAAGAGAACACCGAACAGTGGTCGCATGAGACCGTGAGCCTGATCTTGTGCTTCTATGGCCCGCAGGGGCTGGCAATGGCCACGCGCTTTCGTGACGGTCTGCTGGTCTCGCAGAACAATGACGAGCTCAACCGCTCAGGCCTGACATTTCTGCAGCATGGGAGGATCCTCAATCTGCCCGAACTCATCAATAACCAGTGGGTGCGCCGGTACGATATCAGCGTTGACCTGCGCCGCAAAATCATCCGCCAGTACGGCATTCAATCGCTGGTCGACGCGCCAGTGCAATTTTTTGGAGATTAAAACATGGCACAGGGCTTACCTGTTTCCAATGTCGTTAACGTTGACGTCATCATGTCACCGGTAGCGGCAACGGGGCGAAACTTCGGTGCGCTCCTCATTCTGGGAACCTCTACCGTTATTCCGGTTACCGAGCGCATTCGCCAGTATTCGGCCATTGAAGATATCGGCGATGATTTTGGCGTTGACTCCCCGGAATACGAAGCAGCGACCATCTTCTTTTCACAATCACCAAAACCGACGCTGGTCTATATCGGCCGCTGGGCGAAGACCCTGGCAACGGGTGAATCCGGTACTGTAGAAACCCTGCTGCAGGCGGTTAATGCCTCTCTGCAATATACCAACTGGTACGGACTGGCGATTGCAGATAGCGCCGATCTGGTTGAAGCGGATGTGATTTCGGTGGCCGCGGCGATCGAGGCTTCCAGTCTGAGCCGTATTCTGGCGGTTACCACTGATGACGCGAATGTACTGGTATCCGGTAATACCGGCAATATCGGCTATAAGCTGAAGGCGGCGGGCTACTCCCGCACATTCTGGCAGTACAGTACCAGCAGCAAATATGCCGCTATCTCAGCCTTTGGTCGTGCGTTCACTGTGAATTTTACCGGCAACAACACCACGATCACCCTGAAGTTCAAGACTGAGCCAGGCGTGACGTACGAGACGCTGACTACCGCGCAGGCATCCGCCATTGATGCCATTAACGGTAACGTCTACGTCTACTACGCCAACGATACGGCGATTATCCAGCAGGGCGTGATGGCGAACGGTGATTTCTTCGACGAACGCCACGGGCTGGACTGGCTGCAGAACTACGTTCAGACCAATCTCTATAACCTGCTGTACACCTCGACCACCAAAATTCCGCAGACCGACGCGGGCGTAACCCGGTTAATGACCAACGTCGAAGCATCGCTGGATCAGGCGGTAAATAACGGGCTGATTGCTCCGGGCGTCTGGAATGGTGGCCCAATTGGCCAGATTGAATCCGGCGATACCCTGACCAAGGGTTACTACGTCTACGCAGATGCGGTAGCCAACCAGGCACAATCTGACAGGGAAGCGCGTAAGTCGCCGGTGATTCAGGCGGCCATTAAAATGGCAGGGGCGATTCACTATGGCGACGTACAGATCAACGTGGTTCGATAAGGGGGAATAAATGGGAAACACCTACAGCTTTATTGACGTCTCGGCCTCCCTTACCGGCCCAACCGGAAGTATCGATCTGGGCTACGGCTCGGCGAACTCCGAAGAGGGCATCACGGTTACGATGACCGAGGCAAAAAACACCATGACTGTCGGCGCTGACGGGGAAGTGATGCACAGCCTTCACGCCGGAAAGAGCGGCACAATCACGGTAACGCTGCTTAAGACCTCCCCGGTCAACAAAAAGCTGTCTTTGATGTACAACGCCCAGAGCCAGTCCTCCGCTACCTGGGGTAACAACGTGATCGTCGTGCGAAACAAAGCATCTGGCGACATCACCACCGCGCGCAGCTGTGCATTCCAGAAGCAGCCGGATCATGCTAACGCCAAAGTTGGCAATACGGTGTCGTGGGTCTTTGACTGCGGCAAGATTGATCAGCTGCTTGGGGAGTTTTAACCGATGGAATTTGAAATCAAAGGCGTTAACTACCGCACCGCCAAACTCGACGTATTCCAGCAACTGAAGGTCAGCCGCAAGCTGCTCCCGGTGCTGGCTGGGCTCGTCAGCGAATTTTCCACGCTGAAAGCTCAGGCCGCTGCGGGTAACTCGGGTGCTGTGCTGGAAAGCGTACTGCCGAAAATTGCCGATACGCTGGCCGCGCTGCCTGACGAGGACGTTAACGCGGTGATTTACCCGTGTCTGGGTGTCGTGTCCCGCCAGAACGAAAAGGGATGGGCGAAAGTCTTCGATCAGGGCGTACTGATGTTCGACGATATCGATCTGTTTACCATGCTACAGCTGGTGGCGCGGGTGGTCGCCGATAGTCTGGGAAATTTTTTGAAAGAACTCCCCGCCAGCGAGACGCCCACCCCGCCAGCGGTCTGACGCTGGAAACTCTTCCTGAAGGTGAAAGCTTCCTGATGCGCCCGGTGGATGCCGGGTACATCCCTTACACCGCCCTGAAAGACGGATCGGTAGACCTTGCCGATATTGCCCGTATGAATGACTGGCTTGACCTGAAAGCCGATAACGAATACCGCATAGCGAAATGGAGAGAGGACAATGAACGCTGAAACGCTCAAGGACTTTCTGATCTCGCTCGGGTTCAAAGTTGATGAGGCTGGCGCCAGAAAATTCGATGCCGTCGTTGCCGGGACAACGCTTAAAGCGATTGAGCTGGGCGTCAAAGTTGAAGCGGCAGCGCTTTCCGTCGTGGCGTTCACCGCCAAAATATCCAGCAGCCTCGACAACCTCTATTGGGCCTCTCAGCGCACTGGCGCGACGGTGGAGGGCATCAAGCAAATCGGGTATGCAGTTAGCCAGGTAGGCGGCAGCGCCGATTCAGCGCGTGGCTCGCTGGAGAATCTGGCGAGGTTTATACGCAATAACCCCGGCGCGGAAGGTTTTCTGAACCGTCTGGGGGTTCAAACGCGTGATGCCAGCGGTAACATGCGGGATATGGCGACGATCTTTACTGGCGTTGGCCAGCGCCTGAGCAACATGCCGTATTACCGCGCGAACCAGTACGCTCAAATGCTGGGTCTGGATGAAAACACCCTGATGGCAATGCGTCGCGGTATCGGCCAGTTTAGTGGCGAATACACCGCGATGGCGAAGGCGATCGGCTATAACGCCGATGTGGCCGCCGTCAGCTCTAATAAGTTCATGACCTCGCTGCGCTCCTTCGGGCTGATGGCTGGCATGGCGCGGGATAAAATCGGCTCTAATCTGGCTAACGGTCTGGCAGGCTCTATTGACACCCTGCGCCGTCATATACTGGACAACTTCCCCAAAATTGAAGGCGCAATAACCGCTACCGTGAAAGGCATTCTCTGGGCTGGCGAGATGGTTGGCAGGGTAATTTATCGCCTCATCCAGTTAGGTCGGAGTATCAGTGACTGGTGGGACTCTCTTGATAAGCAGTCGCAGGAGCTGATAGAGCTGCTGGGTGCGCTGACTGCCGCGTGGTGGCTACTGAACCGCGCAATGCTCGCATCCCCGATTACGTGGGTTCTCGGTCTGGCTGGCGCTGTCGCACTGCTTTGGGAGGACTACCAAACCTGGAAAGAGGGCGGGAAAAGCCTGGTTGACTGGGGCAAATGGAAGACGGAGATCGATAACGCCGAGAAGTTCATTAAGTCGCTGCGTAATACGGTTTCTGACCTCACCAACTCAATCGCAAAACTGCTTGGCATAGACCCGAAAGCCTGGTCACTGAAATGGGACTTCGACAACTTCATCATACAGATGGGGGGGTTCAGCAAGATGCTGAGCATGATCGGCGATCTACTGAATGCCATCAACGAAGGTAACTGGAGCGAAGTGAAGCGCCTGGGTATCGCAATATGGCAACAGGGCAAGACGCCAGTCGCCGGCGAAGGAGAAACCCAGACAAGCATTGTTCATGGCGCCAATATCCAGCCGGATATTCCAGGCGGTACGGGCAATACCCTGGCCGATCGTAACAACAACCCCGGAAACATCCGCCCCGTGGGCGGCGGGGGCTTCCGCACCTTCGAGAACGCCCTTCGCGGCTGGACCGCGATGAAAAACCAGCTCATGCGGTACTTCACAGGGAAAACGACCGGGCGTCGCCTGCAGACGATCATGGATATTGTCAGCACCTGGGCGCCTGCGGCCGATAACAACGATCCTGCCAAATATGCCCGTGACGTTGCTGGCTGGATGGGTGTATCACCGACAGCAGCCTTAAACCTGTCCGACCCCAATACGATGGCTATGCTCATGCAGTCTATGGCCCGCAAAGAGGGATATTCGAACTGGAATAGCCCACTTGCCCATCAGGCTGCTGGCGCGACATTGAACCAGAATACCGTTATCAACATTTCTGGTGTCAGCGATCCGAGAGAAGCAGGGAAAATCGTCTCTGATAGCCAGAGCAACGTTAATGCACGCGCAACCCAGCAACTAACCAGAAGGCCGAGCTGATGGATATTCTTTCAACTCTTTTCCAGCAGCGTAGCCGCCGTATTGGCCTGATGATACCCGATGTAGTGGTTTCAGAGCGTCATAGCGATGCTCTGGAGGTGACGGAACATCCAGTGGAAAGGCCTACAAGCGCCGGTACAGGGTTCATTGCTGACCATGCGTATCGACGCCCCTCAGAAGTCGTTATGGAGATGGGCTTTGCTGGTGGCGGTTCCCTGCTTGATTTTTATGATACGGCAGGCATTGGGTTATCTACACCGCTCAATAGCATGGGGCCGAAAGAGGTCTATGCTGAACTGCTTAAAATGCAGCAGGAAAGACAGTTGCTTGATGTGACCACCGGGAAGCGCCTGTATACCAATATGGTGATCCGCTCCTTGGATGTGACGACAGATCGCCATAGCGAAAATGTACTGATGGCGACAGTCACACTTAGGGAAATAATCACCACCCAGACGCAGACAGTCAGCGTGGCCGCAAAAGAAAACATGAAAGAGGGGGTGAACACGTCAGCGGTGCAAAACTCAGGAGTAAAGACGCCGACTCCAAAAGATGAGTCGCTACTAAGCCGGTTTGTCGGTTTCATCTCGGGAGGCTAAATGGCTGTTTCAGAAATACCTCTTTCCCCTGAAAACCAGCGATTCTCCATATCTGTTGCAGGTCAAAGTCTGCAAATGGCTGTGACCTGGCGTGCTGCTTTCTGGTGTCTGGATATCATGGACAGTACGGGCGCCGACCTGATAAAAGGCATTCCTCTTATCACCGGCGCCAACCTGCTGGCGCAGTATCGCTATCTCGGGCTTGGATTTTCGCTCTATGTAAATTGCGACGATCCGGCAAATGATAACCCAACTCAAACCGACCTCGGCATTAAAAGCCATCTCTACGTGGTAACGGAGTGATTATGTCTCAGAACTGGATGCGACACTTTGAGTTGCAGCTTATTGACGATAAGGGGGATGGGATATCGCTGTCGGATTTTAAGGTGACGTTTAATATCCAGAAGATGCCCGCGACTATCTTTAACGGATTCGTGGGTAACTTCAAAATCTACAATCTGTCGCCGGAGACACAAAACCGGATCATGGGTAAAGAGTTTACTCGTGTAAGGGCTATTGCCGGGTATAACGGCACAGCAGACAGCAGTGGCAACTATCCTGATAAAAATGTGGGGATCATCTTTAACGGTGATATTCGCTTTACCGTTACCGGAAAAGATAACGTCACCGATAGTTGGGTGCTCATCCAGTGTATTGATGGCTGGGAGGGGCATCTCAACGCCAGCGTGAAAACGACAGTATCGGCAGGCTGGAAGCATGCTGACCTGTTTGATTTGGGTATGCAGTCCCTTAGCCCCTATGGCATTACAGAGGGAAGCAGGCCGGATTTTGGTCCAACTGTATTCCCTCGTGGCCGTACTATTTATCAGAATACAGGGCGCCTGATGTACAGCCTTGCAGGGCAGTGCAAGGCTAACTGGTGGTACGAAAACAACCAGGTGCATATTGTTCCTGATGATAAGTACATACAGGAAGCGATTGTGCTGAACGCCAATACGGGCCTGATCGGTATGCCTCAGCAGACGATGGGCGCCGGGGTAAATGCGCGCTGTCTGATAAACCCGAATATTAAGCTTGGGGGGCTTATCAGGCTGGATCAGGCCTCTGTATATCGTCAGGCTCTCGGTAATGATCAGGTTGGGCAGTCACCTGGCAGACTGGGTGAAAGCACCACAGACGGTAACATATATGTCGATGGCCTTCCCGGTGCGCAGCTGGCGGCAATCAATACCGATGGTGATTACATTGTCGGCAGCATTGACTATACTGGCGATACTCGCGGGCAGGCGTGGTATATGGACCTGCTGTGTCTGGCGAAAGGGGCTAGGGAGTTGCAAAGCCTGAGCACTTTAAACAAGGTTGGCTGATGAAAAAATTAGCAATATTTTTGGTCTTTGGTTTGTTTTATTCCTATGGGGCTTTTTCTGCTACTCAATGCGGACCTTTTTTCTTAAAGGGCGAAAGCGATGGGTTGATGCATATCAACGGACAAGCCCCTGAAACACAGAAAATGACCTTCCTCAAGCAAAAAGACGATTTCGATAACGTCATGATGCAATGGATGCTTCCAGATGCCAAAACAGGCCGTTGGCTAGGTCTCGACTACGTTAAGCGCAACAATAAGGCCATCCTCAACGTTGAAGTGATCCGCAAGAACATGGATGAGCCCAGAGAGTTCTGGACGTATAACTGCATCAAAGTTAACTAGGGCCTCCTAATTCAGTGGAAGCCCTTTATTTTTCATTCAACCAGAGTGCAATTTTTCAGCATTGGTGTTTTTGCAATATCGCCATTTCCGATGCAAATAGCTTTGACATACTGGCCTTGGCGTAAATTTGCCAATTTATCCTCTTCGCTTTCGATAAACGAGGCTTGGGGGGAATTGAATGAATCATCTACGGAAAATGCTACATATGCAGAATTAGTGATATCTGTATTGATATCGCCAACCTTACCACTAATAATTAACCACTTACCCTTGAACTGTTTATCAGCCGCTACCGTGTTTGCGCTATATGCATCAAAAATTTCTTGGGCTGAAAATTCTGAAAGAGAGCTAGCGTCAGGCCTTCCGTTTGAAGTTGAAGTTGAAGTAACTGATTCCGTTTCCGTACTTTCATATGAAACATCCTCGCTACTCCTTCCAAGAAAGATGATGCTTAGCACAAGGTAAACGATACCTATAATTCTTGATTTCTTAGAATATCCCTTTCTGAATAAGAACCACACGAAGAGAATGGGGAGTATTACTATTCCAAGCGCGAGAATAAAGCTAACTTGCCTTGGCTCTTGGTTGTTTTTAATAGAATTGGTTTTCTGTGAATTAGATATTGGAGCTCCACAGTGAGGGCATGAGATTGCTGAATCACTAATATCTTTAGCGCACTCATGACATTTTATTAAGGCCATTATGATTTCCTATGTTGATAATAACTTAAGTGAATTAAACTGGATGCGTCAAGGCGATTTTACTAGCAATCTTAAGTATTAACAATTGTAAGGTCTGGTAAGTTTTAGTTATGCCCAACCAAGCAGCATCGGTAACAGATCCTTTGGAAGACATGCTTTTCTTGGAGAAAATATGCCTGTATCACTTAACTCCCAGCTCGGCAGCAAAGAGCAGGCCGACGCGCATCTGGCGCAGGCGATCATGTCCGCAATGCGCGTATCCATTCCCGGTATCATCCAGTCATTCGATCCAGAAGCCGTTACCGCCGTTATTCAGCCCGCGATTAAAGGTGTTGAACATGACGCTTCTGGTGCGGAGGTATCCGTAAACCTGCCTCTGCTGGTGGATGTCCCTGTCATATTTCCTCGCGGCGGAGGCTGCACGCTGACATTTCCCGTTAAAGAAGGCGACGAATGCCTGGTTATCTTTGCGGACCGCTGCATTGATTTCTGGTGGCAGAGCGGGGGCATACAGGAACCGGTAGACGGGCGTATGCACGATCTCTCGGATGCGTTCTGTATCGTCGGCCCGCAGTCGCAGGCAAAGAAAATCGGCGGTATCAGCACTACAGCCGCGCAGTTGCGTACCGATGATGGCTCCGCAATCATTGAACTGGCCGCCGGCGGTGCAGTGACCATCACCAGCCCGCAGATAACCATCAACGGGCCTCTGCAGGTCAATGGCGAAATCACATCAACCGGAGATCAGCTCGCTGGCGGTATTAGCCAGATCGGACATACCCACGGCGGCGTTGAGCCTGGCGGTGGTAGCACGGGGGCGCCGCAATGAGATACCGACGAGAGGATGATGACGGGGATTATACCTTTGGTCAGGGCGATGATACCTGGCTGGTGAACTCTCCGGAGGCCGTCGCGCAGGCTATTAAAACGCGCTTCCTGCTCTGGTACGGTCAATGGTTCCTCGATACCACAGAAGGAACACCCTGGATTCAGTCCGTTCTGGGTAAGCAAAAACCGGATACCTACAACCTCGCTATCCGTAAGCGGATCCTCGAAACGCAGGGGGTTAGCTCAATCACTGCATTTAATACCACCGTTGACGGCACCACGCGCCGTGTAACGTTCACAGCAACGGTGGAAACCATCTACGGGACAACCACAGTAACTTCGGAGGCGTAATGTCTTTGGACCTCGACACACTCGGCTTATCGGCAACGGTAACCGCTGAGGGGATAAGTGCGCCCGACTATCAGACCGTTCTTGACACCATCACCGGCTATTTCCAGCAGATCTACGGCAGTGATGCCTATCTGGAACCTGACAGCAAAGACGGCCAGATGGTGGCACTGGTTGCGCTGGCCATTCATGACGCCAATAACACGGCCATCTCGGTTTACAGGTCGTTCTCGCCGGCGACGGCGCTGGGTGATGCGTTGACGAGCAACGTCAAAATTAACGGCATTACCCGGCGTGCAGCGACAAATTCAACCGTCGATCTGCTGCTGACCGGCACCGTCGGTACGACAATCACCAATGGCTCAGTGCGCGACACAAACAGCGTGGTCTGGAATCTGCCTGCAACGGTGGTCATTGGCTCCGACGGGACAGTGGTAGCTACGGCCACCTGTGCGAACTCGGGAGCGGTTGCCGCGGTAGCGGGGTCGGTAAACGGCATCAACACACCTACGCGCGGATGGGCTTCGGTAACTAACCCGCTGGCGGCTACAGTAGGCGTAGCAGCGGAAACAGATGCAGAACTACGCGTAAGGCAGTCGCAAAGCGTCGCGCTGGCGTCTCTCACGCCATTTGATGCGGTAGATGGAGCGATTGCCAACGTTGAAGGCGTGACCCGTCACAAGCTGTATGAGAACGATACAGATACCACTGATGCAAATGGCCTGCCTCCGCACTCAATCGCGGCCATTGTCGAAGGGGGTGATGCGACGGTCATTGCAAACAGCATTCGTGGTGTTAAAGGACAGGGCGTAACACCCTTCGGTAGTACGGTGATTGTTGTGCCTGATAAGTACGGAAACCCTCACCCGGTAGGTTTTTCAAGGCCGGTCGATGTGCCCATTTACGTGAAAATCACTATCGAGCCTCTTACGGGTTACACATCCCAGGTTGGCGAAGAGATAAAGGCGGCTGTATCTGCCTACATTAACTCTCTGGCAATCGGCGCCAGCGTTCTTCTCAGTCGCGTTTACTCACCGGCTAACCTTGGTGTTGTCAGTGGAGGTAATGCCAGGTATTACGACATTACCGAGTTGCTGATCGGGACGTCTGCCGGTGGCGTAGCCGCGGCAAACGTGGATATTGCCTTTGACCAGTCAGCATCCTGCGCCGTCAGCAATATTAATCTGGTGGTCTCATGAGCAGATACACTGACCGCATAACAAACTACCACGCCGGTAAACCAAAGTTCTTTGCCCATGTCGACCTATCCACCAGGCCGCTGAGTGATGTTTCCGATGCCATGTCACGGCTAATACCCGATTTTGATATTGATACCGCCGTAGGCGTGCAACTCGACGCTGTGGGTGAATGGGTTGGTCGTTCCCGTCGCGTGGCTACACCGGTAACCGGGATTTATTTTTCGTGGGACACCGAGCGGGTTGGATGGGACCAGGGGGTCTGGCAGGGCCCATATGACCCAAGCGACGGTTTTATCGATCTAAGCGATGAAATATATCGGCTAATGCTGAAGGTGAAAGTGGCGATAAACAACTGGGATGGCCAGAACGATTCGCTGCCTTCAATTCTTGATGCCGCCCTTGCCGGGTCTGGGATCCGCATGGCTATTGTCGATAACCAGGATATGTCGATTTCTATCTGGATACTCGGTGACCAATCGGTAGCTCTAAGTGAAATAGACCGGTTAATTCTGGATAGCGCCGTCAATAAAGGCCCCTTCATCGCATTACCGGCAGGTTACGTACCATCGCGCTATGACATTAACCCGATTGACCAGGTTAACAGCGAGCTATGGTGGGCGATTCAAAACGGCTATATGACGGTTAAGGCCGCCGGAGTTCGTGTCCGTGAAATAGAGACCGTCAGTGATGGTTATCAGTTTTTTGGCTTCGATATCGAAAATGACTATATCGCTGGTTTCGACCGCGGGTCATGGGGAGAGAGATTTTAATGGCGACTAACGATTTTAAACCCTTCGCTACTGGTAGCGGGGCAAACGTATTATCACAGGCTGATTATGAAGCGCTATCTGCACTGGCATCAGGGTTTCTTTCCGGCAAAGCCTCGTCAGCACAAGTAAATAAAGCACTACGGCAATCCTCTACAATTGCTGCCGTCCTTGCACAATTCATGGCGGATAGCACAGGAAGCGATGTCCTGGATAATGGAAACATTGCCACGTTACTAAATATTCTCAAGTCCGCACTTAATAATCAGGCAGAAGGACGCCTGCTCCGCATTCAGGTTTTTACCGCTAGCGGAGCATGGGTAAAAACTGCTGGCACTAAAAAAGTCAGAATCAAGGCATGGGGTGCAGGCGGGGGTGGGAAGGGAACGGACACAGCAGGGACTGGTGCACCTAGTGGGGCGGGTGGTGCATATGTTGAGGGATTATATGACGTAAGCACCATTAATGGGGCGAATATCGTTATTGGCGCTGGTGGCGCGGCAGTTGCAGCAGGGAATGCAGGGGATGGCGGTGATGGGGGAGACACTACCATTACCGCGTTGGGTATCTCTGCTGGCGGTGGTAAGGGGGGGAAGTCTGCTGGTAATTCTGCTGGCGGAATTCCGGGAGCTCCATCTGTTGGGACAATATTCTCAGTGGCTGGTCAGGGAGGGCAGGGAGGATCTGGTGTAAACCTGGGTGGTGTAGGTGGCGCATCGCACAGTAGTTATGGTGGCCTTCCACACGTTAGTTCATCCGGTGATGATGGTTTTTTCCCTGGTGGAGGTGGGGCTGGCGCATCATATGATTCAGTCGCCAGGGCATCAGGAAAGGGCGCTAACGGCTATGTCATCATTGAGGAGTACGCATAATGGCAGGTAATTACGCAGTCATTGAAAGTGGAATAGTTAAAAACATCATAATTGCGGAAAGCGGTTATGAATATGATGGTGCTGAACTTATCGAATATCCTGAAAGTGTATTTTGCCAGCCCGGAATGTTTTATAACAAAGATGATGGTTTATTCTATGACGACAAAGAGTTCTCAAAAATAAACAACATCATCTAAGTGCATGTAAATTACCAATCAACCGGCATATGCCGGTTTTTTTATTGGGGCGACCATGAGTGAATACGATACCGGCAATCCTGTGCCGTCTGCATCAATGCCCGATGCATGGGATAATATGCAGTCTATTGATAAGTTCGTTAATAGCAGCGATGAAACCATTACCACACGCACAGGCGAACAGTTAGATACTTTGCATGGCGTTAATGTTAAGGCGGACAACCAGCTAACGCAGCAGCAAGCAGACTTTGAAACCTCGCAAGAAGAAAGGGATGCTGTAGTTGAAGAAACCAGGCAGAACCTGATCCCTCTCAGCCGGCAGTATATGACACTTGCGGCAGCGCAGGCAGACATTGCTAATATACCAGAGGGTTCGACCACTTATGTGCGCAGCGCGGATGGTAGTTCCCTGGCTGATGAGTACATCAACAATGCCGGGACGCTTGAACCTACCGGTAGGAGCATGCCATCACAGGAGTATATAAATACTCGCGATTGCGAGGTGTTTCTCTCGCTGAATCTGAAAGAGTTTAATAATGATGACACGGATATTAGCTACGCAATCACAGACCAGTCAGGGAACATTGCGGTTTCAGTAGATATTTTTGGCGGAAGCTCATTTAACTCTGTCAAAGCCAGTTCCACCGCTAACTATGAATTTCACAACAATGACCTCAGTGCAGTATATGCCTGGACAGATGTGTCAGGGTTTGTTTCATTTTATATAGACGATACTGGTAAAACATCGGCAGACGCTGAAACTGGGTTTGAGTTTCATAATGATGACTCTGTTTTATATTATGCAATCTCGGGCGCAGACGGCGTTATTCTCCTGGGGTTTGACAGTGCTGGGGTATTGATTAACGGGGTTGATAAAACGGAGATTGAGGAATTGCAGGGCGATGTTTTATCGTTACAGGGCAGAACTACGGCTCTTGAAAATAACGTGCTCAGCCTGAACTCTCGTGCTGATACGACCGATGCCAGGGTCGCTGATTTAGCTACTGCCGGATTGTCAGGATATAACCTGTACGCTGATGTATCCACAGGAATCGCTGCGGGCGACGCTTATTTTGGCGTTCCTGAAACGTCCGTTGTGGCTCTGTATCGTAACAATAGCGGTGCGGCTGAGCTGGTATTCAGAGCACCTGATTTATTGAATCTGGCAGGACGTATTGAGCTGGTTTCTGACGGGCAATTATACCGTGACGGTGATAGTGTTACTGTGCGTCGTCAGTTCAATAGTCTGTACACCACGCCAGCAGCAACAATTATCCCGGATTATGCTGCGCTTATTGGTCTGTATGACGGACTTATGGGCGAGTTTCCAGATGCGGTAAAAAAAATCGAGATTGGCGACAGCAGCGTTTCAGGCGCAAAAATTTACGGATACGTGATTACGCCACCCGTGCTGCTGGCAAACTCAAACAGCTATGCGCCGCCGGACCCGCCCCGGATTATTATTAACGGGTGTATCCACGGACACGAAAAACCGGCCGCATTATCTACGTTTGTATTTGCACAGGAATTATGCCAGCGCTGGCAATATGACGACACTCTGGAATGTTTACGACATGGTGTTGAGTTTATATTTATTCCTGGAATAAACCCCTACGGTGTTAATAATTCTGTTCGTAAAAACTCAAATGCGGTAGACCTTAACAGGAATTTTCCCTACGGCTGGTCAACTGGCGGCAGCACAGACCCAACAAGTGAAAATTATCGCGGACCATCAGCGGCATCAGAAACAGAAACACAGACGTATATGTCGTTCCTGGATAACTACGACTCCATTGCAACACTGGAGGTGCACAACGGTGCGTGGTACCCGATTGAAGACGCAAAACAAATTGGCTGGATTGGGACTGAGTTAAATAAAAATATCTTTATCGGTGCGCAGGCTACCCGAAAGTGGAACACCTTTGCGCAGCGCGAATTTGATTTAACACTGAATGGCAATAACAGCACCTCACGACTGTCAAAAGTGTCCGACGGTGGGAACAGTAAATACCAGCTAAATACGCTGGGCCGCTCATCGTTCCTGTTCGAGATGCCGTTCTCCGTCAGCGGCTCTACGTGGAAGACAATTTATTACAGCGTGAACGCGTTCAGCATTCTGTGCGCTGAAATCTATCAGAACTGGCTTATTAAACAAACAATGGTGAACTCATGATTTCTTTAAATATTATTGCAGACGTAAACTTTAGTGGCGCAGGTAACGGTAAAATTACTCGCACACCAGAAGGTGTTGCCATTGGCGGAATTCCTGACTGGGAGTGTCTCATTGACCCTGCCTATATGATTTCTGGCATGACCGCGCGTCAGCGCGCGAAACCTCAGTCTGGTGCAACCCTGCTGACACCGACGACATTATCGCAGTTCAGCGCGGGGCAGCCTGCATTTTCTCACGCGTGGGTATCTGGTGCTGCGACAAGCGGAGCGACAACGCCACAGAACGCCAGCATTAACCCCGAAGCCTTTACGTTCTTTGGTGTATTTCAGAATGCTCAACTTGGGAAATCGTCAGCTCCCCGACCGCTGTTTTATCCGACAGTTGCGGCAGACGACACAACGAAGCGGCAGGTTCGTGTCATGCTGACGCGGGATACCGGGACGTTTGCAGTTTACAGTGGCGAACCGTCAGCGGCAACGCGCATTGCAGGTTATACGTCACTGGACTTAGTGAATATGCAGGCACCAAAAATTTTTGCAGCGACATTCTCCACAACCAGCGGTTGGGGACTGCACATCAACGGCGTTGAGGTGGCCAGAAACGCGCAGAGCATGACGCCTGTTAACTCAGCCTATAATGCCGGGGAATGGTGTTTCTATCGCGAAAACTACGGCCTGGCCGGAATGTCGGGGCTGATTAACAGAGATTTAAGCCTGCCTGAAAACGCTGGATTTATGAACGCGTTGCATAAATTCCTGCTGAATAAGTACAGCATAGCGGGTTAAATCATGAATGCGTGGGATTGCTCTTTCTGAAAATAAATAACACTGTATATATAAGCAGTGTGCGCAGGGAGACCGGTAGAGATCAAGGGGTGAAAGTCCCCGACCATTGAAGGACCAGCAATCCACAAGGTCCCCGAGTCATGCGTTGCATACCGCGAGGTATGAAGCCAAAGCAGGGTAGTCAGGTTCTGATCCAGCACGGCGGCGGGACGGAGATTGCCACGCTGAGAGGTAAGTCGCTGATAACCGAAGATGGAGAAGCGATCGAGGGCGAAGCCCTGGACGATGTTACTGTCATCGGCGTCGTGACGTTTACTATCTACGATGTTCGTTCTGATAATTCTATTATTTAACTGGGGTATATATGGCGCTGAAGCTATTAGCCAATAATAACGCAAAGAGTGTTCTCGCTGCGGGTATTAGCGCGTCCGCTACCGTTATTACCGTTGGTACTGGAGCGGGGTCTTTATTCCCTTCCCCTGTATCTGGGCAGAGTTATTTCAAATTAACGATAACCGACGCGGCCACGAAAACAATTTCTGAAATTATGCACGTAACGTCTGTATCCGGTGACGTGATGACAGTAATTCGTGGTCAGGAAGGAACTGCGGCACGTGTATGGTCAACGAATGACATTGTCGCGAATTTAATGACCGCCGGGTCATTGTTATCGTTTATGCAGATCAGCAATAACCTGTCAGAAATTAAAGATGCCGGTGATCATGCGGTAAATGCAGCCCGTTATAACCTCGGAATATCTGATTCCTCTGGTTTTGTCGGGCGTTCTCTTGGCGCTCCAAAAGCTTTCTATGCAAACGGAACCTATACGCGATCTCCTCTGGCCCGTTATGCAAAAGTAACGTTGACCGGTGCCGGTGGCGGCGGTGGAGGCTGCCAGGCCTCCAACAATACAGAAACCTTCTCCGGTGCCGGCGGCGGTGCAGGTGCGACCATTGTCGTATGGGTTGACCTGTCTGCTGCCAGTTCTTATGCGATTACTGTCGGCAAGGGTGGTAAGGGAGGCGTTGGCGCAGTAAGCGGTTCGGATGGCGGCACAACCTCGTTCGCCAGCCTGTTCTCAGCACCAGGTGGCAAGGGCGGCGTGAAGTCAGGCGTTTCCAATACTGCCGGCGGCGCCGGAGGTACGGCGGCGGCCGGAGATATCAGGATCAACGGCGGCACTGGCTCAGATGGCCAGACAGGCTCAAGCCTTCTGACAGGTAACGGTGGGGCGTCGTATTTTGGCGGCGGTGGCCGGGCGGGTTCTCAGGCCGGTATTGCTGGCGCAGCTCCCGGATCCGGCGGTGGTGGCGCGTATGACCTCGGGTTTACCAGCACGGCTTATACCGGCGGCGATGGCGCGGATGGCATCCTGATCCTGGAAGAATTCGCGTAATGGCTTACACTCCTGCACGACCATCGATGTAATCAGCCCACCACTGCATCATCTCCCTGCGCCTATCCAGATACTGAGCATGGTTGTAAATTCCACGGATTGAACCACTGGCAGTGTGCGCGAGTTGTTTTTCAATCGCGTCCGCCGGCCAGCCATGCTCATTCATTATTGTGCTGAACTGATGGCGGAATCCGTGCCCGCTCGCCAGCCCCTCATAGCCAATCTGCCGGATAACTAATAGCACGGCATTCTCGCTGATCGGCTTTTTCTTGTCATTCCGCCCAGCGAACACAAAAGAGGAAACAGGACTTGTGATCGGTTTGAGAGTATTCAGGAGATTTATTACCTGATCTGACATCGGAACCACATGAACGCGGCGCCCTTTCATTACCTCTTCGTCGATGGTTATCATCCTGTTTTCAAAGTCGACGTTTTCCCATTGCATAGAACGGAGCTCTTTTGTGCGCAGCGCAGTATATTGCAAAACCTGCGTGGCAATTTTCGAAATAATACTTCCGGAAAATCCAGATAGCGCATTATTGAATGCTGGTATCTGATCTGCAGGAAGGAAAGGGTAGTTTTTCTTTCTATATCCCTTCATGGCATCAGCAAGGTCAGGAGCCGGATTATATTTGGCCCTTCCTGTAACGATCGCATACCTGAATACCTCGCCACATCTTCTTCTGGCTTTATTTGCCCTCTCCATTGCCCCACGTTCTTCAAACCTCCGGATCACCTCCAGTATCTGCATCGGCTCAATATCCTGTATTTCCAGATATCCTATCATCGGCAGAATATCGTCACGGAACATGCGAGAAAGTTCATCCGCATATCCTTCGGACCAAACCTGCCGCTTGTGGTCGTACCATTCATGATAAATAGCTGAAAATGAGTTGTCCTTCACCGACAACTTTTTGGCTTTAACCGGATCGACACCGACAGAAACATCCTTCCTTGCGGTCCACGCTTTATCCCTGGCTTCCTGCAATGACATGAGAGGGTATTTACCCACAGTCAGCACCTTCTCTTTGCCGTCGAGCTTGTAGCGCAGCTGCCACACCTTTTTGCCAGACACCGGAACGTACAGGTACAGGCCATTGCTGTCGAGCATGCGGTATGGTTTGTCTTTAGGCTTGGCGGCCTCTATCTGCTTAACGGTGAGCAT